CCGGCTGCTGCGCCCCACCCTGCTGCGCCGCGTCCTGGTCGACGGCCTGACCGGCCGGCCGCTCGCGCTGGACGACCGGCCGACCCCGGCCGGGCCCGACCCGCAGGCCGTCCGCGAGCAGGTCCAGCAGATGCTCACCCCGGCGGTGGTCGTCGACACCGACGAGCCGCAGCACGACCCGTCCGCCCGGCTGGCCCGGCTGATCGACCTGCGCGACGTGCGCTGCTGCGGCCCGGGCTGCTCGTCCACCCGCTGCGACCGCGACCACCTCGACCCGTGGCCGGCCGGACCGACCAGCGCCCGCAATCACAACCTAGAGCCGTGCTACCTTTTGCACCATGACGATGACCGCGGAGCGAGACGTACAGACCGCTGTGAAGGCCGCTGTTTACGCGCGGATCTCCTCCGACGACGGCACGGCGCTCGGCGTCACCCGCCAGCTCAAGGACTGCATGGAGCTGGCCGAACGGCGCGGCTGGACGGTCGGGGAGGTGTTCACCGACAACGACGTCTCGGCGACCAACGGCAGGGTGCGACCGGCGTACGTCCGCATGATGGACGCGCTGGGCACCGGCCGTCTCGGCGCGCTCGTCGTCTGGGACGTCGACAGGTTGACCCGCACGCCGCGGGAGCTCGAGGACGTCGTCGACCTCGCCGAGCAGCGCGGTGTGGCGCTAGCGTCCGTAGGTGGGGAGATCGACCTGGCGACCCCGCAGGGCAGGCTGACGGCGAGGATCAAGGGCAACGTGGCGAAGCACGAGTCGGAGCAACTCGCCCGACGGGTCAAGCGGAAGATGGCCGAGCGCGCCGAGGCCGGACAGCCGCACGGCCGGACGTCCTACGGGTGGCGCCGCGAGCAGGTCTACGACGATCAGGGCCGCCGGCTCGGCTCGAAGGACGTGCTGCACCCCGAGCAGGCCGAGGTCGTCCGCGACGCCGCGAAGGCCGTGCTGGCCGGTGAGTCCCTGCGCGGCCTCGTCGCCGACCTCAACGCCCGGGCCGTGCCGACGTTGACCGGGACCCGGTGGTCCACGACCGCGCTGCGCGGGGTGCTGCTGCGCGAGCGGAACGCCGGGCTGCGGGTCCACCAGGGCCAGGTGATCGGCAAGGGGGACTGGGAGCCGCTGCACGACGAGGACACGCACCGTCGCCTAGTGGCGGTCCTGACCGATCCGGCGCGGCGCGTTACCCCGGCGAGCAGCGGCGTGAAGTACATGCTGTCGGGCATCGGCCGGTGCGGGGTCTGCGCAGGACCGCTGCGGGTGATCGCGGCAGGCCACGGCGGGCGCAAGAGCGACAGCTACACCTGCGCGCAGGGCTTCCACGTGCGTCGGTCCCGTAGCGCGCTGGACGACCTCGTGACCCGCCTCGTCATCGGCCGTCTGTCGCAGCCCGATGCCGCCGGGGCGCTGGCCCGCGCCGACGACGGGACCTCGCAGGAGGCGGCCGACAAGGCAGCGGCCATCCGGGTCCGGCTCGACGGCGCCGCCGACGCCTACGCGGAAGGGACCATCGACGGCGTCCAGCTCGCCCGGATCACCGGCAAGCTCAGGCCCGAGCTGGAGCAGTGGCAGCAGGTCGCCCGGTCGGCGAGCACCGCGCCGGACCTGCTCGACCTCGCCCGGCCGGACATCGCCGATCGGTGGGAGTGCCTGCCGCTGGCCCGTAAGCGCGCCGTCATCGACCTCCTGCTGCACATCGAGGTGCTGCCCGCGACCAGGCACGGCGGCGCCTTCGACCCCGCGAGCGTCCGTATCACCCGGAGGTCGTCGTGAGCAACCGCCCTGGACGCAAGCCGAAGCCGCCGCCGGCACCGTTGGTCTTCCCGGACGTGCTGTCCGCAGCCGAGACCGAGTTGGAGGCGCTGCGGCTCGCCTCGTTCGCGTTCCAGGACAACCATGGCGTCAGCGGGGCCACCCGGCTTTACTGGAACGGCATTGCGAGGAGGATGCGGAGCCTGGTCGAGCAGGGGCAGGCCGAGCAGGCGTTGGAGGTCCGCTGCTGCTCGACCTACCGCGACCGGAGGTGCGGGCAGCTACTTGCATCCATCTGGTCCTTCGGCGAGGGCGGGCACTACATCCGGTGGCAATCCCGGACCAGCCCGACGCGCCGGCAGATCGTGCTGCTCCAGGCGATGCAGCAGCAGGAGCAAGGGATGCCGAACGTCGCCAAGGCCACCGAGGCGCTGGCCGACGTCGAGGTCAGTGATCACGATTCCTGCCTGGAGGCCCCGTCCAGCACCGAGGGCTTCACCAAGGTGACGTGCTCGCGGCACGGCTATGTCGACCTGCCTGACATGTGGCTCCGTTCGGAGGCGGTCTCGACACGCCGGACGGCGAACATCGACGTCGCAGGCGCCGTGCCGGAGTAGTCTGGGCCACAGCCCCGCGCGGTCCCCGCGCAAGCTCCCGGCCCTGGGCGGCCGGAACCTTTCGCACTAAGAGGTTCCTGCCGTGGCCCACACCCCTGTTTCCGTAGACGCCTACGTCGCTCGCTTCCTCGCCGAACCCTGGCCGCTCACCCCTGAGCAACTCGACCGGCTCGCGGTCCTGCTGCGCGGCCGCACCCCCGCCTACCCATCCGATCCGCGCCGGGAGCTGGACTTCCGCGAGGACCAGGCCGGTCGGCTACGCCGGCAGGCCACCGCCCGACGTCTGGAACCCCTCGACGACGGACGCCGCGACCCGCTCCAGGAGTCGGCGTGACAGCGCCGCACGAACAACCCATCTATCCCGGCTTCGCCGATCCGGCCGACTGGCGGCAGAGCCGCGAGCAGGACATCCCCGCTTACGCCGAACGGCTCGCCCGGCAGGTCATCGCCGACGCGACCGCCGAGCACGCGCACAAGCACAAGTGCCACCTGCACCCGTGGTGCCGGCAGTGCGACGTGGTCATCCAGATCGAAGGTGAGCCGCTGCGCACCTGGCCCGAGCTGCACGTCGAGCAGCGGGAGCTAGCCGACCTCGGGGTGGGCATCGGCCAGATCGCCGAGCTCGTCAAGTTGTGGCGCGACTGCGACATGCTGCCCGAGCCCTCGATCCTCGCCGAGCAGATCCACCAGCCGCTCGACGTCGCCGAGCGGGTACGGCAGCACGTCCAGGACCGGGAGAACGCCGACTACTGCATCGCGCAAGCGGAGGGGAACACCCACCGGCGGGCCGTGCGCTACCTGCTGCTGCACCGCAACCCACCCGCGGACACCTACGACCCGGAGGCCGAGGCGCAGAACGCCTACGACGAGGAGTACCTCGACCGCGACCAGCTCGACGAACTGCCCGAAGCCGAGCCGCTCATCGACGGGGTGCTCGTCCGGCACTCCTACGCACTGCTGACCGGCCGGGACCACACCTACAAGACGTTCATGGGTCTGGACTGGGCCTGTTGCCTCGCGACCGGCAAGGCGTGGCAGGGACGGCCTGTCGAGCCGGTGCGGGTGCTCTACATCATCGGCGAAGGCGCCTACGGGATCGCCAAGCGGATGGACGCCTGGGAGCACGCCTGGGGGCTCGACGTCGACCCCGAGCGGCTGACCATCCGCCGCAGCGCCGTCAACCTCTACCGAGGCGGCCCGGACTTCCTGGACCTGCTGCGCCGGGTCCGGGAAGGCAGCTACGGCCTCGTGGTCGTCGACACCCTGCGCCGCTCGTCCGGTGGCGCCAACAGCAACAGCGACGACATGGGCGTCGTCGTCGACAACATCGAGAAGCTGAAGCGAGCGACCGACGACGGGTCCGTGCTGGTCCTCGCGCACACCGGCAAGGACGACCGTGACACCCGCGGCTTCTCCGGTATCGAGGACGACGCCGACGTCATCTGGCACGCCAAGCGCGACGACGACGAGCCGGTCATGACGCTGAAGAACACCAAGATGAAGGACGGCCCGGACGGCCTCGAGTTCACGCTGGAGCCGTTGCCGGTCCTCAACAGCCTGGTGTTGCAGTCCTCGGACGGGACCGGGCGGGCCGAGGACAGCAACCAGCAGGCCCGGCACGTACTTGCCGTGCTGCGGCACTCCTTCACCGGTCAGAGCCCCACCGGCCCGGAGCTGCTCGCCGCGACCGACCTGCCCAAGAGCACCTTCTACCGGGCCTTCGGCGACCTGAAGAAAGCCGGCAGCGTCGTCAATGTCGGGACCCGGAAGACGCCGCGGTGGGAGCCCGCCGGCAGCAGCGAGTCCCAAGGGGGTTGGGACAAGCAGTTCCAACGAGTCCCAACCGCTGCACCTGCTCTGACCAGCGCTTTTCCCACAGTCCCAACCGAGTCCCAGTCCACTCCCAAGCCAGTCCCACCAGTCCCACACCCCTATAGGGGTGGGACTGGGAATGGCGGCCGGGACAACCACCAGACAACCCTTGAGGAGATCCCCGCATGAGCAACCAGCAGCCACAGCTCATCGACGCGCGTCGGGCAGCGATCCTCGCCGTGCACTTCGGTCGGCAGGACATCGAAGGCGTGAACGAGGTACTGCGACAGGTCGCCGACGAGGAGGACCCGCCGGCCGCCACCGCCCGCCTTCTGTTCGGGCTGCTGGAGATGTACGCCGGCATCCTGCCCATGCTCCACACCGAGCGCGGTCTGCTCCTGCTGTCGCAGATGGTCGTCGACCTGTCCCGCGTCGACCTCGGAGACCAGCAGTGATCCTCAAGCCGTGCGTCGACTGCGGCCGGCCGACCCCGTCCGGCAGGTGCCCGCTGCACGCCGCTGCCCGCAAGCGGGTGCGCAACCGCAACATCGCCACCGCCCGCGCCGTCGTCGCTGCTCAGCCGTGGTGCTCGCTGTGCGGCCACCGCGGCAGCCCCGCCAACCCCCTCCAGTCCGACCACGTCATCCCGCTCTCGGTGACCAAGGACGGATCGGGTCCGCAACGCACGTTATGTCGACGCTGCAACGCAACACGTGGGGACAGGGGGGCAAAGCATGGCCTCGCCTAGACCGGCTAAGTCGCAAGCCGGTTACTCACCGTGAAGGCCGGGCCGAAGTCTGCGGTGGACCCGTCGCCGTTGCCGTTGCGGACGCGGGCGAAGGGTGCTGCCCGGATGGCGAGGTTCTGCCAGGAGTTCATCGTGGCGCCGTCCGGCACCGGGGCGCGCAAGCCGATGCGCCTGCGGCCGTGGCAGGTCGCGCTCGTCGGTTCGGTGTGGGACGCAGAGCCCCGTCCTCGCCTCGCCGGCTGGATGCTGCCTCGAGGGCAGGGCAAGAGCACCTTGGTCGCCGCGCTGGGCCTGTACGACCTGCTGCTCGGGCAGGAGGGTGCGCAGGTCGTCGTCGCCGCGTCCGATGAGCGCCAGGCGGGGATCGTGTTCGCCACCGCCGCCCGGATGGTCGAGCTGAACGAGGACCTGTCCTCGAGGGTGCAGGTCTTCCAGAACAGGTTGCTGGTGCCCGAGCGGGGCGCGACGTTCACCTGCCTGCCGGCCGAGCCCCGCCGGCTGGAGGGCCTCAACCCGTCGCTGGCGATCCTGGACGAGATCGGTGTGATTACCCGCGAGGTCTATGAGGTCGTGGCGCTGGCCTCAGGTAAGCGCGACGTCTCGACGGTGCTGGGGATCGGCACGCCCGGCCCGGACCCGGAGGACAACGTCCTGCTGGGGATGAGGGAGTACGCCGCCTCCAACCCCGGCGACCCGTCCTTCGTCTGGCGCGAGCATTCCGCGGCCGGCTTCGAGGACCACCCGCCCGGGTGCGAACACTGCTGGGAACTGGCGAACCCCGGCCTGGACGACCTGGTGCGCCGCGATGCGATGCGGGCGCTGTTGCCGCCGAAGATGCGCGAGGCGACCTACCGGCGAGCCCGGCTGTGCCAGTTCGTCACCGACACCGACGGCGCGTTCCTGCCGCCCGGTCTGTGGGAGTCACTGGCGACGGGTGAGCCGGTCCCCGACGGCGCCGAGGTCGTGCTCGCCCTGGACGGCAGCTTCAACGGCGACGCGACCGCGCTGCTGGTCGCCACCGTGGACCGCCGGCCGCATGTCGACGTCGCCGGTCTGTGGGAACCGCCGTCCGCTAACCCCGAGTACCGGGTGCCGGTCGCGGACGTGGAGGAGGCGATCAGGGCGGCCTGCCTGCGCTGGAGGGTGCGGGAGGTCATCGCCGACCCGTTCCGCTGGACCCGCACCTTGCAGGCCCTGGACGCCGAGCGCATCCCGATCGTGGAGTTCCCGCAGTCCCCGGCCCGGATGACCCCGGCGACGACCGGCACCTACGAGGCGGCCGTCAATCGGGACCTGTCCCACTCCGGCAACCCCGACCTGGCCCGGCACGTCGGCAACGCCGTACTGACCGAGGACGCCCGCGGTGTCCGGCTCGGCAAGGCACGTCGGCACTCGACCCGCCGGATCGACCTGGCGCTCTGCCTGGTCATGGCCCACGCCCGGGCCACCTACTACGCCGCAACCCCGCGGCCCAACAGAACGGTGTCCTTCCTATGACCATCGAGATCCTCGCCCGGCTCGCCCGCAAGCTCGACGAGCAACGCCCCGCGTACGACCGGCACGAGCTGTACTACTCCGGTCGGCAGTCGCAGCACGCCTTCATGGCGCCGGAGGTCCGGGCCAGCCTCGGCAACCGGCTCCCGCCGCTGGTGCTGAACTGGCCCCGCCTGGTCGTCTCGGCGCTCGAGGAACGCCTCGACGTCGACGGATTCCGGCTCACCCGCGATGAGCCGGCCGACCGCGAGCTCTGGCGTGTCTGGCAGGCCAACAGCCTCGACGAAGGCTCGCAGCAGGCGCACCTCGACGCGCTCGTCTACGGCCGGGCCTACGTCGTGGTGTGGGCCAGCCCGGACCCCGCTACGCCACGCATCACGGTCGAGAGCGCCCGGCAGATGACGGTCGAGCGCGACCCGATGACCGGCCAGATCACCGCGGCGCTCAAGCGGTGGACCGACGACGGCTTCGGGCACGCCGTCGTCTACGGCCCCGAGGAGATCACCCGCTGGCGCACCGAGAGCCGCGTCGTCGAGGGCTCGGACACCTTCGAGGTCCCGGCCGGCGGCTACACCCGCGTGGAGACGATCGAGAACCCGCTCGGGCAGGTGCCGGTCGTCGCCCTGGTCAACCGCCCGCGGCTGCTTTCGCCCATGGGGGAAAGCGAGCTGTCCGACATCATCCCGCTCACCGACGCCGCCGGAAAGATCATGACTGACCTGTTGGTGACGAGCGAGTACGCCGCCGCGCCGCGCCGCTGGATCACCGGCATGGACGTCGGCGGGGAGGCGCAGGCCGAGCGGACCGCGACCGAGGTGCAGCAGAAGTGGACCGACGCACCGGCCTCGAAGCTGTGGATAGCCGCCGACCCTCAGACGACCTTCGGGCAGTTTCCAGAGAGCACCCTCGAAGGCTTCGTCGCCGCGATCGACACGCTGACGCAGCAGGCCGCAGCCGTGTCCGGCCTGCCACCGGCCTACTTCGGGATTCACGGCACCGAGGTCGCCAGCGCCGACGCGATCCGCTCCAGCGAGGCCACCCTTGTGAGCAAGGCGAGGCGTCGCCAGCGGGCCTTCGGTGGCGCCTGGGAGGACGCGATGCGCCTCGCCGTGCTCGTCCGGGACGGCGTGCAGCGGCCCGGCATGGAGTCCCTCGAGGTCATCTGGCGCGACCCCGAGACCCGCACGGTGGCGCAGGCCGCCGATGCCGCGGTCAAGAAGCTCAGCGTCGGCGTGTCCCGCGAGCAGGTCCTCGAGGACCTCGGCTACAGCCCCGTCCAGATCGAGCGCATGACCGGCGGCACGCCCGTGCCGACCGTCGCCTAGAAAGGATCACCCGTGACCGAGACCGCGTCCACAGATGTGGACACCGACCCCGCACCTGCGCAGGACTACGCACCTGCCAACCCGGCGACTGGGGCATCTGCGCCAGATGACGCAGTCGAGCCCGAGACCTTCGACCGGGAGTACGTCCAGAAGCTCCGCGACGAGGCCGCCGGGCACCGGGTGAAGGCCAAGAGGGCGGACGGCCTGGCCGCCGCTCTGGTGACGGCTCAGGCCGCTCTGACCGGCAGGATGGCCGACCCGACCGACCTGCCGTACGACGATGAACTGCTCGACGACGACGGCGTGCCCGACGAGGCGAAGGTGCAGGCCGCGGTGGAGGACCTGCTCCGGCGTAAGCCGCACCTGGCCGCCCGCCGGCCCCGCGGTGACGTTGGGCAGGGCGCCCGCCCCGAGGTCGTCGAGGAAGGGCTGGCCTCGCTGCTTCGTCGAGGTGCGTGACGATGGGTTAGGCAGCGTCGTCGGTCGTCTCCGGTCGCCAGTCTGCGGGGCAGCCGTGGTCGGTCTTAAAGGAAGCCGTCTGGTTGACGTACGGCAAGTCGTCATCGAGCGGTGCCCGCGCACCGCATAGTCGGCACTCCATCGCATGGCCGTCGGCGGCATCAACGAGGCGGACCATGCGGAGCGTTCGATCCGTGTGGTGATCCGGATGTGCCTGACCGCATATTACCCCGGTGGGGTACTGTGACAGCGGCAGGCCGGGAGTCTGCCACCGCACGGACGGCCGGGCGCCAGACGTGATCCCCCACCGGATCAACCTCTGGAGCCATCATGGCCGCATCAACCACCACCACCGCCTCGGGCGGCGCTCTGACGCAGGAGCAGGTCCAGCGCATCCTCATCAAGCCGCTTGAGCAGGCGTCGGTGTTCCTGTCCGCCGGCCCGCGCATCTTCGACGTCACCGCGGACGGCAAGGTCCGCATCCCGCGGCTCGTCTCGATGACCACGCCCTCATGGGTCGGCGAGAACCAGCTCATCCCCGAGGTCGACGCGACCTTC